TTTCAGTGGTTCGTTGGTGTTGTCGAAGATAGACAAGACCCGAAAACTCTGGGCAGGGTTCGTGTTCGCTGTCTGGGGTATCACACGCCTGACCTCACAATACTTCCCACTATTGACCTGCCATGGTCCCATGTGATGAACCCTATTACTAGCGCTACTGTATCAGGTGTGGGGCAAACTCCTTTAGGATTAGTTGAAGGCAGTTGGGTTGTAGGTTTCTTTACTGATGGGAAAGAAGCACAGCAACCTTGTATCATTGGGAGTTTACCAGGGGCACCCGTCAATCTGCCTGGTGTTACTGATAATGATGAAATCTATGGGCGCTCGCGGGACGCGAGCGGCAGGGTGGGTTTCGAAGATCCATTTGGGAACTTTCCGAAGTATCAAGAAACGGATGTTAATCGACTCGCAGTCAACGCTAAGACGACTGAAACGACCTCTACTGGAGGAAGTTCAAGAGATACAGCAACAACGACAACAGCAGAGGTTGAAACAAATCCTCATAGTTCCCTTGTTATACGCCGTGAGGATATAGATCAGAAGGTATCCATTGCAGATATAGACGAAATCGAGTTCGTTGCAGGCGTCACAGGAACAGTTGACCAACGCCCGGGTGCTGCTGATGGCACATCACAGATTAAGGCAGACCTTGGAGGGGAATGGTCTGAACCCGTGACCACATACAACGCCTTATATCCAAAGAACCATGTGATGGAGACAGAGGGCGGCCATATCAAAGAGTATGACGACACCATAGGGTTTCAACGCATACATGAGAGGCACGCTTCAGGTACAGCATACGAGATCGACAACGAGGGCACAAAGATTACACGAGTCAAGAAAGATAATTACAGTATCATTAGTAATGATGATTATGTACATATACAAGGGGCAGCTAAGAGTACAATCGATAAAGGTCTTAAAGTCTTTGTGAATAAGAACGCTGAAGTTGGTAATAACTATAACATAGAAGTAGGTGCAGGTGCAAATGTAACTGTACAAGTCAATCAAGGTGATATCAATATGATAGCAGTTGATGGTGATATTAATATGAAGATGTCTGATGATTGCAATATAGATATAGGCGGGAACTTCAATGTAACAGTAGCAGGGGATGCCTCTGAAACAGTCGCTGGTAAGAAAGACGAATTCGTTACAGGCAACAACACTAAGACAGGTGAGAGAATAGACTTAAATTAATATAAAGACCGTGTGTCTAAAACTAGGCATAACAGGTTTGAGTATGTTAAGGGATCTGTTAAGACATAGATAACATGAATACAACGGTCGCTGAAAACTCAGCAGAACTCTATACTTTTTATATGAAATTTTTTTTCGTATATTTTAAACAAAGGAAAACAAATTATGGTCAATGATATATTCAATGGAGTGTTTAAGTTATTTCTATTGATCGCAACAATACTCATACTCTTTACATGGTCAATAGGAGTGTTTTCTGGGAATGCTCTCATACTACCATTAAGTGTAATTGCATTGATAGGATTATTAACAGCGAGACCTTTTAAATGAAACTACATCTATTCTCTTTATTACTCATATGGATATTGTTTTGTTTACTCTATCATCAACAAGGGCAGCTGAATGAGTTGTATAATATGTTAAATGAAATACACGATTTATTGTCTGTCGAATTGACATATAATATCTAAGGAAAAAATGGAAATTCTTCTCTATATAGTATATGAGAAAAATTCACGAACCTGCGAAATCACATCGAGCGGAAACTAAACTTGAAAAGTATCGTATTGATACTTGGGTGTTTATCGTTTTCATGGCGATTGTGTTTATTGTAGCACATCTATAACATAAATAGAAGTAAGATATCAATTTTTTTTCGGAGGTAAGAACTAATGAAAGAGTCGGATATAGTACTACATAGAAATATCGATAACAAGATTATCGAGTTATCAAAAGAATATCATCACGGACATGATCTCATTCGGGATCTCAAAAAAGTCAAATTACAATTAAAAGATCGAATTGCACTTCAAGAAAGAAAGTCTAGACAACTGGAACTCTTTCGTGAATACAAACGCAAGCAAGATCATATCGTCAAGATTGATAATATTAAACTTGCAAAGACAGAACGCAGGGATCGTAAGCGAAGAAAAGCATTAGAACGCAAAGACGCTTTATATCGTACACATCTATACAATGAAGGATAAGAATACCATTAAAGACATTTACGGTAATGAGATACCTGCTGGTATATCTTTTGACGAGTATTGGGATATGCAACACAAATTAGAGGCACTATCAAACGCTGAGAGTGTACGAGCAAAAGAGTATCGTAAACAATGGCATTCTGATATTACACAAATTCATGTGAAGATATGTGCTAAATGTGCTAATGAGAAATGTATCTGTTGAATATACCTACGGATAATGTTCCTATCGGAAATGGTGTCAGAGTGAAGAAATTATCGAGAAAACTAAAGATGATATGCAAACAGCATAAGTGCCTCCAATATAATAGAAGCCATTCCGTTTAACTCTTTTTTCGATTGATTGTTTTAAGTGTGTCATTCGTAAATTATTTAGTACGAAATGTGATGATATCTTACTACTATTTATTGTCATTTTGACAAGGCATTCAAAAAAAATTGGAAAAAACTTTTTCAACCTACGAGAGGTATAAATAATACTATGAAAGAGAAAAAGAGTAAAACTCTCGGAGAGAGATTACCAGAATCAACAATTGCTGACAAACTGTTTCGTGCTGCTGCACAACGAGTTGCGAGAGAAGCAAGAGAGAAACGCCAAAAATGAAAACATTTAAACAAGTTGAAGATATTGATATGATCTGTGAATTGAAGTATCAAGATTTAGAGATAACTGAAGCAGAGTATCAAGGTAAGAAAGTTAAACTCAATGACCCAATACGAGGTGGTTCTAAGAAGTTCTATGTTTATGTGAAAGATGGCGATAAAGTCAAAAAGGTATCATTTGGTGATACAACAGGTTTATCAATTAAGCGTGATGATCCTGCACGAAGAAAATCATTTCGTGCAAGGCATAATTGCGATACTGCAAAAGATAAGACGACAGCAAGATATTGGTCGTGTTATCAATGGCGTGCTAACGCACCAGTCAATAACTAATTCTAGGGATAGAGTATCTTATATATAGTCATGTAGTTCCTTCAGAGAACCGCTAGATAGCAGAGTGGGAGTTATTCGATTCCTTCATCTGTATTAAATGAACGATAAGGTTCTTCGTGTTTTTTATAAGACTCTAAGTTCATTTGTATTCTTCTTTTATATAAAGCAAATAGAATATAATAGAAAGGATAAAGCAACGGAATACGATAACAATGCTTACCTCTCACAATCAATACATTCCAGAACCAACTTCCCTCGATATGACTAAATCCTACAATACCGTATATACTATTACCCATATTCTATATAAGTCCATCTTTCTCTAATCTTTCAACAAATAAATCTACACCTTTAGCACAGTTATCTTTCCAGTCTTGAGGATTACCACTATCTGATATATATTTGTAGCATCGAAAAGGTATACCATAGGTCTGACAGACACTTGCCAAGGCATATGCCTCCATATCAACTATATCAAAATCAGTTGAGTTGCCGTGCCAATCAATATATGAATAGAAACTATCGCCAGTACCACAACTCACACCATTAGGGTCATTCGTTACATTTAACGCATAATTACCGAAAGGTGTTTCATACTTCTCAAATCCCATAGATATAGCATCCATATCTCTTTGTATAAATTCATTTACTGAATAGACTTTACCCACTTCAACTTTATCACTTGCTTTACCTGCTGTGCCATAGTTAATTACAGGACCTAGAAATGATTGAGTCTGGATATATTCAGTAAGTTTACGAGTGGCATTGATTTTACCAACGCCAGTTAGTATGACTTCATAGTTCTGTAAAGGTATACCTTTGACTTCTTCTGGTAATGCTGAAAAGATTATCATTCAGATACACTATCTGGACTTTGAGCAACTCTAAGTGCTTCGTAATCCTCTTCTGTTTTTTCATCATGGTAGTACATCATCAAAATTGTATAGTGAAGTGCTTTCATAAGATCATTACGATTATAACCTTTCTTCTTGCCATATCTCATAAGATATTTGATGGCATTACCTTGACAAAATTCTTTGCCAATTTCTAGGTCTTTCAAAATTTCTTGAACCTGTAATCCTGATTTATTACTATAATGTTCAGTATAGGTTTTATCAATATATCTTTTTAATTCTAAAACATATTGACCTTCTTTAAACTTCATTTCTGGCATAATATTCTCCTTCTAGTTCTATTTCATATTTTCTGTTTTCTTCTTCTTCATCAATTGAATTAATGACATCTTCATCAACATATTCACGAGCAATCTCAGCAATTTTTTCTACATCAAATTCTACATCTGGCATATTTAATGTTTCTTGAAATAAAAAATTACTTAGCGACTCTTCTGTAAAGTGATTACTTTCATAAGCATTTGCAATTTCAGCAACTGATTGTGCTATTTCAACCATTTGTTTTGTAGGTAACATTATGAATAATCCTCCACATAATCTCTTAATTCTGAAAATTTACCTGATAGATCAACGGTGTCGACCTCGATACTTTCATCATCATTTTCATCTAAATTTTCATTAAACTTTTCTATTATATCATTCATTTCAGTTTCTGCCTTATCCAGAATATCTGAAACCTTATCTTGTAGTTCTTCGTATGTCATATTTTCTCCTTATACATAATAAATTATGAGTCCGATAACACTGGAAGAAAAGGTGCATATGTTCGTGGTGACAATTGCATATTCTTTCCAGGTTATACCCACACTAAACCATAATACTGAAGCAGTCATTAGGGTAAAGGAACTCAATGGGTGAATGTCGATTGCGGCAAGGAACACTCCTACTACTACTGCAAAAGTGCCTAACCATTTTAAAGTTGTTATTGTTTTAGTTTCTTTTCTCATTTATACTTTTTTGTTGTGATCTAGTTATTTTTAAATTAGTTGTCTGTCTAATCTGATCGCCGACCCAATCAGGATCAACGCCTAGAAGTTTACAATAATATTCAAACATTTCATCTTTATTCATAATCCAGTCAAGTGCCTCGACTTTGTGTTTTAAATATTTTTTACTAGTGCCAGTATATCGAGCATCTTCGATTGCCTGTGATATAATAGCGGTTACAAAGTTTTGATTTGGTGTCATTGACATATTAAGCAACCTCCTTTAACATTGACATTGGTACTCTATAAGATTGACCAGTAGATTGTTTTTTTACAATACATCTAGTTCTATTAATTTTTTCAATAGTACCTAAAAAGGTTTCTCTTGAACCGTTGACTCTGACTTCTGCCCCAACGGTAAACATCATTCTTGCAGCAGCGCCAGCAATTGTGTTCAGTTCTTTTTGTCTTTCTTTAACAGCGTCAATGATATGATTCAGTTCTTCACTTTTTAGTTCAGATATTGTCATCATAGCAATTCGTAAGTTTGTAAGTCTATTATTTTTCATAATGTAGTTTCTCCTTATATTGAAATTTCAAATATATCTTCTTCAGATAATCCGATTGATTTACCTAGTTCAATTGCCTTCTCGGCATAGGTATTTTCGTCACCTGGATATTGTCCAGCAAGACAAGCATTGTATTTTGCAACATTGTCATTTATTTCACTCATGGTAGATTGAACATCTATTGTAGTATCAAATGTAGTATTCATTTTTTTTCTCTTTCTGTTAATGGTTAATTATTATTTGATTTTGTAGTCTGATAATTAGTTTATCTAAGTCTAAATCTAAGACATAATCGTAGGCATCTTTTTTTAGTTGTTTAGCATAATCTAATTTAGCGAAAACATCTTTACAATTCTGAAATTCTTTTGAAATTTCTGTAAAAGACTTGTATTCGAATCCGTCAACAGCAACTTTTTCTTCAGCAAGTAATTGTTGGTTTATTTTGTTGTTATATTTCATAATGATTCTTTCTTTTTTTTGTTAATATGTCTATATTATACACTAGTTTTTCGGTACTTTCAAGCACTTTCTTTCGTTTAGAATCAATGACTTGCCCGAAAGTTGAAAATGACAGAAAACTGCGAAAAATTGTATGTAATATTTGATTTATCATTTTTATATGTCTTTATTATACACTATTATGGAGTAGATTCAAGACATTTCGGGTTCAGCTGCCCGAAAGTTGCCCATTTGTACTCATTTTGTTCTAATATAAAGTCAATAAAATCAATAACTTAGAAAAGTGCGACAAAAATGCAAAATTTTAAGTCTAATTTAGTTGATTTTTCGGTATATTTTCTGCATTTATGGTGTGATATCCGTTTTTTACCGAATCAGCGGCAACTTCCAGAAATTTTACGGTATCTTCTTCGCCCAACATAGCAACATACGAATCAACAATCACTTTAAAACACATAGAAACGGTTGCCATCTCTTTACCTGGGTTTTTTGAAATGATTTCTGCCATATCCACTTGTGCTTCCATCATAATTAGTTCTTCATCACTCATACTACTATTATACACTATTTCAGGTTAATTGTAAAGCGCTCTTATAAATAGTTTATAAAGAATTTTCAAGGAATCAAAATATGTACGAGTACAAATGCAAAATAGTTAAGGTTGTTGATGGCGATACGGTTGATGTAGATATTGACTTAGGATTCGGTTGTTGGTTAAAAGATGAAAGAGTCCGTGTTATGGGTATTGACACTCCTGAATCAAGAACTAGTGATAAAGTCGAAAAGATATTCGGTCTAAAAGCAAAAGAGAGATTAAATTCTCTTTTAGGTGCTAACGCAATCTTACAAACAAAGGTAAGTAAAAATGGCGAAAATATGAAAGGCAAGTTCGGTCGTATTCTCGGTAATTTTTTAACAGAGGATGGTAGTAAAATTTGTGCTGATGTTTTAGTACAAGAAGGACACGCCGTACACTATACAGGTGGTTCAAAAGATGCTATTATTGAGCAACATATGATAAATCGACAAAGATTAGTTGACGAAGGTGTTGTACCTTGTCCTCCTGGTATGTCATCTAACAATCCAGAAAACGAAGCAGTTAAAATAGCAAGACAAGAAGAGGTTATCATAGAAAAAGTTGTTGCACCTGTTAAGAAAAAAAAGAAAAAAAGAAAAAGTAAAAAATAAAGGAAATTATTATGTTTAAGTTTATACAAGAAATCTTTTTTCCTGCAGAAGTTAAAAAACCTGTTAAGAAAAAAGTAGCAAAAAAGAAAAAGAAAAAAAAATCTAAGAAAAAATAATGAAAGGTCAATTTGTCGTTAAGGTAGGAACTTCTTTACTAGAATTTTCTGACTACAATAACATACCTGATAAATTTGACAATGTGATTAGTTTTAAACCAGAGTATCCGAGTTCTCCTCATAGTGAAGAGGATCACGCATACATAGAAACTTTTGATTCTAAATTAAAAGAGTTAATGAAAAGAGAAACTAATGCCGGCAGTAACTAGAATTGGAGATGATGATGTCGCTCATTGTAGCGGTATGACGAGAGCAGAAGGTTCTGGTAATGTTTTTGCAAATGGGATAGCAGTATCTAGGCAAAGTGATAATAATACAGGTCACTTACTACCTGGTGTTCCTTGTCCTTCTCATTCTGCACCTATCACAACTGGTTCTGTTAGTGTGTTCGTAAATGCTCTTGGGTGTGGTCGAGTTGGTGATGGAATAACAGACTGTACATCTGTGGCCGAAGGGTCAGGTAATGTATTTGCTGGAGGTTAAATAATCGGTATAAATATTGTAATAGGAGAGATTACAAATGTCAACATATGACGCTACACAAAGTAATGAAAGTAAAAGAACCGATAAAGTCTATAAAGATTTGAATTTAGACTTTCAACAAAATTCTGCTACTAAAGATATAATTAAAATTACAGATGTTGAAGCTGTGAAAAGAAGTGTTAGAAATCTTATACAAACTAATCATTATGATAAACTTTTTCATCCAGAAATTGGATCTAATTTAAGAGGAATGTTATTTGAAAATATTACTCCTCAAATTTCACATGGTATATCTAAGATGGTTGAAAATTTAATTAAGAATTA